ATCTGATTCTCATCGTTGCTTGTCATATAGATTCCACGTCCTAAACCTGTTGAGGTCAGAGACTGATCAAATAGACAACCTATGATTCTGTTGTTATGTCCAAAGGCTGAGTTACTTTGTCCAGCAAGAATAAGACCCGTGTCCTTACATGCTGTGAAATGAATATTGTCAAATCGGCAAGCCACAGCTCCAGCACCATTAATTCCACCAGAAACTACTGTAGGAGAGGTGGACTGCTGAGACAGATTTCCGTCAATAGTCATGTCTCGCATAGTAATGCGAGTGTCTGCACCAGAGAATGTAAAGGCATATTGGTCTGTATTAGGAGCAAGCTTTACTACTGTTCCCCAACCAATTCCCTGAATAACCATAGTGTTAGATGTAGGGATATTGATTGTGGCATTCAGCATATATGTTCCGCCCTGAAGCTGAACAATTCCACCTGATGCCGCAGCAGCATTAACAGCAATCTGAATAGCTACAGTGTCTGTAGCTGCTACTCCAGTTGGAGCAGGAACCTGAAGAATACTGTTAGGGAATCTAGGATCATCTCCAGCAGCTACAGTTCCTGATGTAGATCCCACATTACGTAGAGCAGCATTACCCAAACCTAGATTGGCTCTAGCAGCAGGAATACTTTGTACATCCGATAGGTTATTAACAGCATAAAGCAGCCCAGCGGGTAGTTGTGGATTTTCCCATTGAGCTTGTGTTGTGCTAGTAGCTGTAAGCACCTGATTGACTGCTGGAGCATTTGTAACTGTTACACCATTGACTGATGTAGATAGTTCAGTCAAAGTATTGTTAAGAGTTACATCCCAGTCTAATTGTCCATGCTGGGGAAGTACGATTCCCATTTATCCTCCATAAGGACCATATCCGTATTGACCCTCACCATACCCAGTTTGCTGGGGAGCCACATAGGCAGGACTTCTTAGTGAAGGAGTTACTTGCTGCATAATCTTAGAAAGCTTACTTGGACCCTCTGTAGCATTGTAGCCAAGAGGATAAACACCACGACCACTGGCATATGGATCATAGACAGTATCGTTAAGGCTGTATCTCTGAGAGAACTGCTTATCATTTGGAGATACATACTGACGGAACTGAATATCATTAACCAACTCATCTGGCTTTACTTGTGTTCCATCAATTGTGACAATTATGTCTCGCTGCTGAATCTGACCCATAATCTGAACACTGGTTACTCTGAATACCTTAGTGTCATAGACAAATCTATCCTTCAGATAGTTCTGAGTATTCAAGTCCATGCGATCTAGGCCCATCTTCTTTATCTGATCAAAAGATAGAGTAACGTGGGCTCTGTCGTTATAGTAGAAACCTTGTTCAGTATTATCGTTGTCGCCCTCCATGTGGATTACATGGAGTGTTGGAATATTGTTAGGTCCGAAATAGACCTTTCCATTTGGTGCTGTTGCTTCACCGTATGTGTCTTCTCTATTGGACTGTTCATAGGCAAAGCGGTAATAGTATATCTGATCGCCTGTTTGTCTCTGCCAATCACGAAGGCCCCTATAAATATCAGAGGTTTCGTAATCAACGGAGAATCGGCCAATCTTCCATCCAACTCTTCCCATACGATTTCCTTATCTATAAGGGCCTTCATTAAATTACAATCCCCACATGCCGCCAAAAATCGGTGATTGAATATTAGACTCATCTTCATCACGATGATCAATCGGTGGCAACTGACGACGTGGCAAGTCGTAGTCGTCATACTCTCTGTCTTCAAAGATAGGTACCAGACGATTTGTTGTCTTAGATACTCTGCGGATCTTAGACATCTCAATGGCATTAAGACCAACATTAAGCATTGCACACAATTGATTATATCGCGCAGTCATGGCGTCAATCATTTCGCGAAGCTGATGATAACGCTGACTACGAGGAACTGTAGTTCCATCTGCTGAAGAGATATCAATATCTGTGCTGGCATCAATAGTTAGTGCCCAAAGAGCATCGATTGTTGCACGCAGTGCTACTAGAGTACCTTCTACGTCTGGAAGGTTAGATAGATCCATGGGTACGTTTACGTACTTGATGAATCCGTTTGAGTCCTTGAATCGGGTCTTTACAGTTCTTCCATTGACATGCTGTAGAAGCGCATCGTTAATAAAGGAAGTCAATTCATCATCCGAGAACATTCCACCAGACATTCCCGTAACTACGAGTGTGTCCCCTTGTGGAAGAGGTGCAGAAGCTCCCTTTAGAAAGACTCTGCCTTCCTGATAGTTCATGTCGTAATCCGTACCCTTTACTAAGACTACTGGGGACTGGTTCTTAATCCACGTTACTGTTTCATTCCAGATATTGAAATCTGTTAGATCGAACGTGGAGACCATACCAGTCCCCAGGAATGTGTCTGAGAAAGGATTTCCTGTATCGCCCAACTCAATACGGACGCGATTAATAATGTCCTGAGTTGTAAATGGCATTTAGACCTACTGTTGTGTGAAGGATAGGTTAGCGATAGGAACTGTGATTGATTGGTTCTGTGGAGCAGTAATAGGAGTATCCCATTGCCAAGTACAGATAACCTCACCAGTAGTACCAGCAGCCGCTGTAACTAGCGCACCAAATGTAGTGGCAGAACCAGATCCGTTAGATGCTGTAAATGGGCCAAAGGTAACTAGATTATTGTTGGAGATAGAACTAATACCGCTAGAACTTGTAGCTGAATTGAATGTCACAATCTGACGAGAGTATCCAGTGGCCGCTAGCTCTGTTAGTTCAGAAAGCTGAGGATCAGTTGGGATAGCAGCAGTTGTAGAAGGATCAGCAGTAAGCAAAGCAATATAAGCTGAGTTAGTTGCTGGAGGAGCCCATGATCCTGTGCCTGTTCCTGTCACCCAGTTAAGTACCGCGCGATCAGTTGTATCAGTTAAAGAACCTGACATAAGTTATTTTCTCCTTTTGGATTAACGGTATCCGCCTTCCCAAAGAAGGCCCTTACTTGCTAGGTGTCGAGCGAGTTCAACAGGAACAACGTACTTACGTCCCTCTTCAAAGTTATAGTGGTTACCAGCGCCGAATGTAACCTGTTCAAGAGTAGTAATAGGGATGATGGTCTTTGTGGGCTGCTCTAGTTCAATCTCTTCCTTGACCTCAAGGGCAGCGGCCTTAATCTCTGTATTAGGTCCCTGCGAGTAATCTACTGGCTGTGCATTGGCCTCTGCCTCAACCTCAGCCATCATAGAAATCTCTTGTGCTCGCTTCTTAAGTTCTTCCTGATTTTCTCTCTGAAGACGCTCAGTCTCAATACCTGTTAGGTCTCCAGCGCGCTTACGTGGTGGCATTCTATTCTCCTAGTTAGTGTCACATTTGTTAGTTAGATTATATAGGAAAAGCCCTACCCATAAGTGGGTAGGGCTCCCTTAATTTCGATAATGCTTAGAAATTAGTTTGTAGATGCAATAACTACAGAAATGTCTGTGATAAGTCCTAGACCCCAAATAGCATACCAAGCCAAGGCGTGTTCTCTACCGAAATCTAGAATACCACCATCACGCAATTCAACAGGAAGTGAAATAGCGTGACCAAAGGCATTGTCACCAATAAAGATTGAGTCATAACGGTTGGCAGAACCATTACCAGTTGTTACACCATTAGTTGTTGTGTCCTGGGTCCAACCTGTTCCAGCTCCACCTACAACGTTACGTACCTGAGTTGTCTCGATAAATACGACATCGTTCAAACGTCCGATTTCTCCCAGCATAAAGTTACCAGGGGCTGCATACTTAGTCATCTCAATGAACTGAGGATCGTTACGTAGCCAACGGCTCTGGTGAGGGTGGACAAAACAGACATATGTCTCACCTAGGCGGGGAACGTTCTTTGTTGCTAGAGTCTCAACGGCGTCGTATACAGTCTGGCTTGTTAGGTTGAAGTCACCTGTCATAGAAGCGTTGGATGTACCAATAGTACCAACGTTGTAGAATACCTGGTTGTTGATAGCGCCAGTGTCCTTCTGGTATCCGAAGATCTGAGAAGAAGCCTGAAGCAAAGTGTTACGAGCAGAAACGTCTAGGTAAGTAGCCATGTTACGTCCAAGTAGACGTGAAGCAGAAGCCATTACATCATCGAATGCAGCATTAAGAAGAAGCTCAGAAACAGCTACAGCGTATCCCTGTTCAGCAACAGTGATGCTGAACTGGCTAGCTGTAAGTGGAGCAGTCTGCATACGGATACCTTCAACAAGCTGAGAAGCATTGCCAAGGTTGTTGTAACGCATAAAGTTAATTGTAAGACCAGGTGTAACGCCTAGCTCTGTCTTCTTTACGGCAAATTGTTCGAATCTCAAAATCGGCATTGCCTGGAATAGAATTTCCTTGCTCCAAATAGTTTGGATAGCAGGAGATAGAGCTGAGGAACCACCTGGATAAGCGGTAGGGGCACCTGAGATATTCGGAGTACCCGTAATAGCAGAACCGGCCATATTTAGTCCTTATCAATCGTTTGGGTTCGGGTACTATTCCGTACCCAAGTGTTATATCAATTAGCCAAAGAGTCCAGCATTACGCTGTGCATCTCTTCCGGCAAGTCCCGATTCCTGACGGAACTTTGCGTACTCAGCCATAGACATCTTATTGATATCGTCAGGGCTGTATGTCTTCTGGCCCATAGTTCCATCAAGTGGTCCCATAGCCGTGAAGCCTGTAGGGGCTACTCCACGCTGCTGTGGCTGCTGCTGACGTGCGGCTGCAACTTCTCGATAAATCTCATCGGTTGCCGCCTTTGCATTTGCTATAGCGGTATCAATTTGCTCCTTGTTTTCCCCAGTAATGAAGCTGTGGAACTGTGGAGCGATGTCATTTGCATTAGCCTGTAGCTGCGCATTGCGGTAGTCTACAAGATCATTATATTCTCTTTCCTTGGCAAGTAATGCACGCTCTTGCTCACGCTCATCCTGTAGCTGCTTAAAGCGCTCTTCCCAAGTATCGTTTGTTTCCTTCAGCTTGGCCTCAAGGAGTGCCTTTGCAGACATTTCCTCTTCTCGCTTAGCCTGAGCTGCTGCTTCCTTTTCCTGCTGCTTACGCTGAGCTTCAGCAAGCTCCGCTGCCTTCTGTTCCTGGATCTCCTTAAGAGCATCCTTCATAGAGGCTAGTTCACTATAAAGCTTGTCCTTCTCTTCCTTACGAGCCTTAGCAATGTCTGCCTCAGTGAATGTTCTCTCACCTGTAGCGCCATGCTGGAA